GCAAATGTATTCTCGAAGTAAGTCACCCGTTTCGGTACACGCAGTCTAATACGCTTCTTTATTATTGACATCCAAGACGCAGCAAGAGGGGAATCCACAGTTGGGGTTATATGCCATATACGATCGAACAGCACCGTCCATTTGTTACGGTCGATTGGGGAGAAGTTAGTCTTGTCGCCTCCGTAGAAAACGTCGTCGCTAGTAATCCCACTAGGATTAGGGTCAAATCCAGTACTTGTACCAACCTTGATGACGTTGCTCCGCAGCACCATCATGCGCAGGTAGGAGTCACACGCAATCGCCGGGAAGGGACTTATCGGTGACTCCCCTAAATGATTATATTCAAAGGAGATATCGAAATGAGACGGCTGGATCTTGCGCCCAATCCGCTCCTCGTCGCTTGTTCCCTCTACAATATTGTAGAAGGGGTTATGGACGTACATAGTATGGTCAGTCATTACAAATGAGCCCGACAGATTCGGGCGACGCGCGATTTTAGTTTCGATACGACGGTTAAGAATGCGGTTAACCACGCGGGCCACCGACCGGCGGCCGCGGGAGCCCCTTCCACCGCGACGCCGTCGAAAGCGCCGGCGAGCGCCGCGGCGTACACTGCGTCGTCGGGGCATATTTTACGCGTTATGGTAATTCGGGGGGGTGGGGGAGGCGGGCTGAGCAGGGGCAGGGGGGCGCTATTTATACCCCTGCGCCAGGGGGGGAGTGGGCCAGGTGTGCCGCCCCATACTAGTTGCGACACACCTATATAAGCGGGGGCCGTGCCGGGCATCGGTAATACTGTCGCTCCACTTCGTTCCGCGCGATGCCCGGTGATGCGCCTGCGCCGCGCGCTCGGCCTGCCCGCAGGGCTAATACTCGAGGACCACGCTCTCGTGGGTGGTGTTTCACCCTTAATAACCCGACGGAGGACGAGATAACAGGCCTACTAGACTGTATGCGAATGGACGCATGCCCAGGGTAAGCCTATGCGACACACTTGCCACACCACCTCTAGGGGTTCCTCACGCAACCCCTTTTTGTCACTATAGATACGTCTTCCAAGAGGAAATCGGCGCAGGGGGCACCCCCCACCTTCAGGGTTACGTCCACTACAAGAACGCCGTTGCGCTCTCAAGTATAAAAGCGTGGAACCTTCGGCTCCACCTGGAGCAAGCACGCTCGGTCGTCAACTCAGTCGCATACTGTTCCGACAAAGCGAAACGCAAGCCAGGCGGGCGCATATGGACGCATGGGTTTCGAGTTCCCTCCGAATCATCGGTCGAGATCCTCGATACCCCGGACATGTATACATGGCAGAGGGAGCTAGCAGAGGAGCTCAAGGGGGAGCCCGACTCCAGGCGCATATTGTGGTACTTCGACCAAACGGGCGGATCCGGCAAAACAGAGATGGCGAAGTATATCTTGTCGACGTTTCCCGCCGCCATCTTCCTCAGTGGGGGGGCGTTCAAGGACATCAGCTACCTCATCGTTAAAGCCAAAAAGGACCCTACCCACGTCATCGTGAATCTACCTAGGACCAGCGAAGGAAAAGTTTCATACGCGTCCCTCGAAGCAGCCAAAGACGGACTGGTGCAAACTGGCAAATACGAAGGAGGCCATAGAATGTATCCCCACCCACATGTTATAGTCATGGCTAACTTCTTACCTGATTTTGGCGCCCTAAGCCAAGACCGTTGGATGGTCCGTACCTTAGAAAATAATCGTATCATCTTTTAATAAAGTTTATTAAAAGATCATCTGTTCCTTACATGGCCCCTGAGCTTCGCTCAGGGTCTAAACCCTAACCCTAACCCTAACCCTAACCGCCCCTGGCCTTCGGCCAGGGTCCACGACTTTTTAATTATTTATTAAAAAACTATATACTTATCTAAGCATCCTTAAAGAACAACTGTCCAAGTACATCTAACTGCCCAATCCTCTCAGCACTTTGCGTTGCTGAAGGAAACGTCGCCGTAAAACACAAATAGTACTCAGGCCCAGTTAAAAAACTATTGGACGCCGCAAATGTATTCTCGAAGTAAGTCACCCGTTTCGGTACACGCAGTCTAATACGCTTCTTTATTATTGACATCCAAGACGCAGCAAGAGGGGAATCCACAGTTGGGGTTATATGCCATATAC